CACAGCGGGTGAGTTAAGCTGGATCGTGGTACGGCCTTGGCTGGAACTAAGCGACATCACTGAATTAACATCATTGAACGAATTGTTAAGCTGAAATATGCGCTCATTAGCGCCCGTTGAAACCAGCGTATTGCCGCCTAAATCGAGATCAATCGACACATCCTGAGTAGATGCCACGTCGGACATGTCGAATGATTTTTTGACAGAGCGCGCCGTCACCTTACGGCCTGATCGGCAGATAGCCGTGATCTGGGTTACGTAGTCCACGCCCTCGCCGAGGACGCCCCACTGCTCGATAAACGCCGGGCTGTCTTGCAGCACCAAGACATTGCCATTACTCAGCGTAAAGCCTGTGCCTACACCATCAATCACATCCCCGTCTGACGCCGATTGCGCAGCCGTTTTAACAACGTAGTTACCGTAACCGAGATCCCCGAACGATGTATGGCCGCAGGTAACGAGCTTAAAACCCGCTGGCCAGTCGGTCGCACGCGCCACCTGCAGCGTCTCCACAAGCCGAAAATTTTGCGCTGGCATAAACGCCTCTGGACTCAGCGCGCCCGGCCCGTCTGACGGATTGGATACCGGGATAACATCACCCGCACGCGGAACCCCCAGACGCGGGAAGTGTGCCGGGTTATTCAAATCAAGAGTTGTCATAATCTATACCGTGATGCGATAGCCGCTGATCGTGACGGCCTGACCGCCAATCGTGAAAACAGAAGGAAGGGATGCCAGTGGCGCGAACGTCAGCGCTTCTGTCATGGATATGGATTTGATTCGCTGGATGCCACCAGGCAGGCGCAGGCGCTGCACGGTGTCGCTGTCCAGCATCATGCGCAGACGAATAGCGCTGACCCGTACCGGATCACCCACGCCCAGGCTGGACAGCAGTGGCCCAGCAGTGACCAGCAGTGCCCGGCCATTGACATCAGCCACCAGATCCTGTGCCAGCACATACGCCCGGTAATTGCGCCCGATCTGCACCAGATCACCCGCCCGGCGCACCGTAGCACCGGCTGGCCAGCCACTGGTCTGTACCTCAAAGCCGGACTGCACCACAGCAGTCACACTACCGTCTGACAGTTCGGAGCCAACACCATCACTGAGACCCGGCAGCACAATATCAAACGCCGTGGAACGCCCGCGAAGCCGATTCAGGAACACCCACAGTTCACGGGTTTCTTCGGCCCCATCAATCGTGATTCCGTCGTTATACGCCAGTGTCAGGCGCAATTTTTGAGGCCCAACCGGGCTGGATTGAGAGCGTCCGTGGCGAGTGTCATTGACTACGGTATCGGCCTGAATGGACACGTCCGACGTTTTGGGCATTGGTTTGAGTGGATAGTCCATTAGCTCACCAACGTCCTGCCGTATTCGTTCAGCTCGGCTTCCGTGGCCTCTGCAATGGCTGATTTATTCCGCATGGCTGCTTGAGCGAATGATTCGGTATCAATCGCCTGAATTGCACGGGTATAGATATTGCCCATCACGACCACGCTTTCACCACCTGCCCGGCGCTCTGCTGCTCCAGGAATGGATGCAATGGTCGCGGCTGTATTTGGCAGTGCGGTTTCTGATGGCGTAGACGCGGACGATCCACCGCTGCTCGACCCGCCACCAGCTCCCATTCCCTGAATCACACCATTGGCCGCAATAGCCGCCGCACTGGCATATCCCATCGTCACCATTTTGGCATTAGCCGCTGCCGCCAGTGCCGGGCCTTGAGGGCCGGTGCCTGCCAGTGCTGCCGCCGCTTTCATGCCCGCTTCATAGCCGCTAATGATCGCGCTCTTGGCTTTCATGTAGGTGTCGATGGCCAGCATGGCCATCTGGAGCTTCTTGTTTTGCCCAGCCAGTCCATGCCCCAGTGACATCATATTACTGTTCAGTTGGGCTTCCATTTGCAGACTGATACGATCGGCGGCTTCTTTCTGGCGCAAGCGCTGCTCGTCTTGCTTGGCCAGGTCTTGCTGGTAGCTCGCATAGTTCAATTTCGATACTTCCATGTATCGTTCTTCGCTGATCTGGTTGGCTGCCAGCGTATTGATGAGCATCAACTCACGGCGGCGGTATGCCTCTGCAATTGTCTCGTTCTGGGCTGTCAGGCGTTCGTGCAGGCGGTCAACATCGTCAGACGTGAAGCTTTCATCGTTGGCGCTGAGTTTTGCCTTCTCTTCTGCAATTTCAGCCAGCTTGCTTTGGTACGCTGCCAGGTTGTTTGCCATCGCTTCGGAGTAAAGTTGCTGACTGACGTGGGCTCTTGCGCCGTCGATCACTTTCTTATTGCGCTCAAAGGCTTTCTTCGCCAGATCTTCCCGGCGCTCGAAAGACTGTTGAACCGTTTCGGTTTCCATCATTAACTGGTTGTTCAGGGCGACCAGTCGGGACTTGGCTGATTTTTTCGTGATGGATTCTTGATAGTTCGCAACGTCTCTCGCAGAGGCTTCTGCCTGCTGTTCAATATCAATAAACCATTGCTGGACTTTATTACTGGGCATCTCTTGCATGGCAAGATTGCGAAGGTCCTCACCCAGTCCATTGGCAACGATCCGGGCGTTGCGCGCCCACAGTGCAATACCTGAGTTTTGATCGATGTCGCCATTCAGACCCGGCAATACACCAGCTACTTTTGCAACCCCTTGATACAACAACTCAAGATTGCTGAGCGTGGCTGCAACAAACGTGGCTGCAGCCAACTGCACACCCAGCCAGACAGCCTTCATGCCATGTATAGTATCGGCAACCAGGCCGACGGCCGTCGCTGTAACTGCCATACCAGTTGAAACCACATCCCGGAACCCGTTTGCGGCGACCGCCGATTCAACAAACTCCATCTGGATGGCTTCAATGTATGGCGCAACCGCAATGGCCAAGGTGTTACCCAGTCCTTCAAACACCTTGGCCGACATTTCGCCTGCCTCCAGGGCTGCTTCGATCTTGGCGGCATCAATGCGGGAAATGGATAACCCCAGAGCATCAGCTTCGGCAGCGGCTTCGGCAATGGCTTCTGCGCCACCGCGCACCACATTCACCATCCCCGCACCCTCATCGCCGAACATCAGGATCGACAAGCGAAGACGGTCGTTGGCGTTCTCAACATTGCTGAGAGATTCGGCTATCTCGTTGAACATTTGATCTGGCGACATTGAATTCATCGCCTCCGCCGACATCCTCATCTCGTCCATTGCTTCAGCGGCGGCACCGGTTCCCAGCACGGCTGCCTCTGACACCAACTCAACCATGGTCTGGAGAGAGCCGTTCATTTCCTCCATTTCCATGCCGTTCTTGCTGGCATGGTGCTGGAGCTGGGCCAGGGCTTCTGTCGTCATGCCCAGCCGGTCGGCGTGATTGGTCAGCGCATCGATGTTCTCCATTGATTGCGCCGCCATGGCCGCCAAGGCGGCCGTACCCACTGCGGCACCGGCTGCCAGCGCCGCTCCACCCGCCGTGGCCACGGTTTTAACTTCCGCGCCCCAGTCACGAGCGGTGGCCTGACTGTCTCTCAGCTCACTGTTAAACGTCGCGGCATTGGCCGTCAGTTCAACAACCAGTGATGCGATTTTGGCTTTGATGCCCATAGGGTTTTACTCAGCAATGCAAGCCTGGGCCGCAAAATCGGCAAACGCCTCTGGTGTCACTGGCGTCCAGTCTTCGGGGGTTTCGGGAGGTTTCAGGGATGGAAAGATGTGCTCTGGCGTCAGGGCGCTGTGCGGTTTTATCTGCAGCAGGAAGTTGATCAACGTGGCAGCCACGGTGCCCGAGCGCCAGTTGTCTGCTGCGAACCCGGCGGGTTCTTCGGCAAAGAACAGCGCCCAGTTGTTGCGGTCGCTGGCGGGCATACAGTGCAGTTCTTGCCGTGTATGTATGCCCAGTTGGTGCATCAGCCGGTAGTCGGCTCGCTCTTCGTCTGAGAGTCCTTGATCTTTTTTGCGTCAATACCGCTTAACTCAATGATCTTCAGGTACATCTTATTGACAGCGTTGTTCGATGCGTTGACCAATGCCTCAGCGTCTCCCGGCTGGAAAAGCTGACTGCCGTCCGAATCCAGCGTTGCAAAGACCAATACCTGAGCCTGGCTGGCCACTGGGCCTTTGTCTTTGAATACATCGTTGACCTGTTCCAGTTCGCCTGCTGACAGCTCGCGCACGGTTACTTTTGCATTGTCCCATTCTGGAATAATGATGGTTTTTTGCTTCAGTTTGGAATTCAGAATTAATTCACGCAGATTCATTGTGTTGATCCGTTATTGATTGGTTTTTGTAGCCACCAGCGCAAACGCCGCCCCACAGAAAAAGACTGCAAGGCCCACCAGCAGCGCGCCAGCAAACAGAAGAGGACTGGGTTCAGGGCACATCAAGATTTGGCGTTGATGTTCAGTCCGAAGGTGATAAACGTTTCGTCTTTCAGTGAAATGGCATCAGAGGTTTTGTTGATCCAACCGGTGAGCGTTACGGTTTTTACGCCGCTGGTTGCGCCCGATTCGGACGATGGATAAGCGTACTGGAAGTAGTTGGTTGCGCCGTCGGCGTACGCCGTTTTGATGGCGTCAACACCGGCTGCATCGGTTTTGACTTTGAATTCCATTGGGGCAAGGGTGCGAATGCCCGGCTTGGACTGGGTGTTATCGCTGCCCGTGTTGGTGTCGTCGAGTGATTCGCGGCTGTCGTCAACTGCCGGAAGCGGATCGTAAAGAACACCGATGCTGGTGTATGTGCCGTCAACGGCGTCTGCCATGCTGAGCGTTACGACGCCCGCGCCAATTTTATCGCTCATGGATTGCTCCTGTATTTGATGGTGATGTCTATGCTGGTGTCGTGGGTATCGGTGCCGGTGTCGTGTCCGGGCCGGACATCGATCAGTTCGATCAGTTCGATGGTTTCGTCGTCATGCGCGCCCTGATAGCAGTCCAGGTGCGCTTGGATGGCGGTCGCCAGATTCTTGGATTCCAGATAGGTCTTGGCGCTGACATCAATCTGGTAACGCTCTTCTTTCAGTGGATGACGGCTTGCATCGCTGCGCAGCTCGGGTGGTGTGATGCTGATCTGGCTGACCCGAAGGGCTGGATATAGCGTGCCTTTCGGCAGCACACCGAAGTGGACGCGGCCACCGATCGCACTGATGCTGGCCGGTGCATCGTCTGTCAGCAGATCCAGCAGGGTGGCTTCAATCATCAGATGCCCAGCCGTTCAAGTCGGCGCTGTAGCGCCTTTTTGAATCTAATCACCGCCTCGTTCCAGTTTTGATCCGCCGCACGGCGCATCCAGCCTCTAGGGGTGATCTCGCCAATATCTTTGCCCTTTCTCTGAAGGGTTGCGCCGTATTCAAGGATGTAGGCCAGAAACGCTCGCTTTTTGAAACCTACATAAACCGTTGCGCTGGATTTCTCATCCGCTTTCTTTGACCACTTAACAGCCCGTTTATCAAGGTGTTTGATGTAGCCATACTTTGACTTTCTTTTTAAATGCTTGGCCGTTGTGTTTACCGGGGTTTCCGCTTTCATTTGCTTGTGCATCGGCGTTGCCGCAAACATAAGCGAGCCACGCAAAAACTTCTGGCCAGTCACCACATCAATCTCGGCAAATTTGGCGTCCAGTTCCTGCAGGCCGTGAACGGTAACGGTTGTGCTAATCGGTTCGGTCATGGCTTGTGTACTCGATGGTCATGTCAGTGCGCGCCCGGAACGGGCTGTCATGACTGACGATGTTGTAATAAGTGCCGTCGATGTTGACGCGCATGGCGCTGGTCACGCCGGGTACGTAATGGGTTCTCAGTGAATACCGGACGGTTTCGGTACGGGTGCCGTTGGCCACACCCTCTGCGCCCGACAGTTGGCGCAGGCTGCACCAGATCGGCTCGAATGCTTCCCATGTGGATTCCCGCTCATTAAGGTCGTTGATTGAGTAAACCTGCTGCTCAATCACGGCGTATGTATCGAGAGTGCCAATCATCACGCTACCCGGATAATGCGATAGGGCTGCCAGAGCGACTGGGTCGCCTGTGGCATGGTGGCGTCCATGTCGCGTGTGTTGTACAGGTAACCGATCAGCACCAACGCGCCGGACTGGATTGCCGGATCAATCACCTGCGTGTCATCCGGTGCTGCCGTGTCGGCATCCAGTGATGCCTGGTTGGCGTAGAGCTTGCGCCCTGTGTAGTGCTCGAACTGGATCAGGGCGGCGTCGGTGTACGACTGGATCAGTGCATCTTCCCGGTTGTGGAGCACCCGCAGGTGCGCCTTGGCGAGAGATAGAGGGATCATCAATCGTCTTCCGTGAAGGCTTCTTCAGTCTTCTTTTTCGGCTTCAGCGGTTGATCACCAGACACCACCTTGGGGTGATCCAGAACAACGGCATCTTTCAGGGTTTTGCAGTAATCGACGTCGGGTTTTTTATCCGACAGCATCTTTCGACCGTGCAGCTCTTCAGCAACATTCGACGGCAGATTTTTAACCAGCATGTTGGGCTGGTAGGTCACGCCTTCAACAACGCACACTGACAGCACGCGATAGGTCGTGGATTTGGTAGCGGCCATGACGGGTCTCTCAAGATTGGGGTTGAGCCTGTGGGTCAGATCGACCTACAGGCTGTGAATCAGGAGGCAGCGCACTGCAAGGATTTGACCGCACCGCCCACATCCAACAACTTGCCGTCGGAACGCTGGAAGCCGACAAATCCAACCTGGCCTTTCAGCGTGAACGCACTGTCTGTCATGCGGAACATCATCAGCGCCATGACGTCACGAATGGTGTAATGACTGAAATCACCAAACAGCACCGGCTTGGCATTCGCACCCACGCCAGCCATGTGCTGGTTGATCTGATATGGGTATTTGTAGATGCGGTCTGGATCACCTTCCGCCACACCCGGCAGCCAGATCGGGCGGCCATCATTGTCTTTTTCATCCGACAGGTCGCGCAGCGTCATATCATTGAACATAAAGCCGCAGCCACCAGACTCGCGGTAGATTGGGTCTACGCTGTGAATCAGGTGCTTCAGCTCACTGAAGGTAATGGCGGTGGCGCTGGCTGATGTTTTACCCACTGCTGACGCTGTGACGATGCCTTCAGGCTGACCAGTGCCGGTGCCGATGGTGAAGTGCTTGTTCTGGATTCGCGCAAGGCGCATGGCCATCAATCGGATGATGTAGGCCTCCAGATCAATCCCTGAGTCTTGCAGCAGCTCGAATGGCACCGCAATCGACTTGGAGCTGTATTTGTGAGCGCCCATAGACACTGAACCGAACTCAGTATCTTGATCGCTAACAGACGCGCTTTCGCCAACGATTTCACCTTCTTCAGCCGTTGCATCGGTGGTCGGCATATCCATCGCATTGCCGGTGGCGGTGTTAAGGATCGTAGCCACGTTACGCATGCCTCCAAAGGCTTTCATGGCTTCCAGCAGGCGGGCAACAAACTCGCGGTGAACCAGCGCTTGGCCGTTGTTGGCTTCTTGCGTGCCCATGGCCGCATTGGCGCGCTGAACTTCGTTGCGCATGAACTCGCGTTGATCGGCTGTCATGGCTTCAACACCGCCACGCAACCAGGAGTTCGTACAGTCCTTCAGCTTTAATTCACGCGCCATGGCTTCGTCGTTGCCAATACCCAGCTGTTCGGACACGTTTTGGACGTGGTTCTGCTGACCTTGAGTCAGGTTCAGGGTTTCTTCACGGCGCTGAATTTCACCATCGACCTTGCCAATGGCGGCTTTCAGATCGTTGTATTGCTTCTGGTCGTCGTCCGTCCAGGCTTGGTCGTCTGGCTTTTCGACCAGGGCAGTCATTTGTGCGGCGATGTTTGAACGCTCTTCCCGCAACTCTTGAATAGACTTGGGCATGTTTTAGCTCCGTTTGGGTTTTTTCAGGTACAAAAAAGCCCGCTCGTGGCGGGCTGTGGTGGTGGCGGGAAGCCGCTACCGGTTTGATTTCGTTCGGTTACATGGCAAGGGCCAGCGCCTCTGTCTGGCGGCGCAGTTTTGCGCGGAAGGCTTTTTCTTCTTTGGTCGGCCCTTCGGGCTCTGGCTTGGCCAGTGCTGCCGGGGCGTTGGCGTAAGCCGACAGGTTCCAGCGTGTGCGGTTGTTGGCATTTTCAGAGCCGGTGTCATCGTCGATGATGTCGTCGATAAACCCGTGATCCTTGGCTTCTTCGGCGCTGAACCAGGTTTCTTCTTCCATCCACTGACTGAGTTGTCCCCGGTCGATACCGGTTTTCTTTTCGTAGTCGTTCAGAATGCTGTTGTCGATTTTCTCCAGCAGGCCAATGGCCTTGCCAAAGTCACGTTTGTTGCCAATGGCCAGCGTCCAGCCCTCGTGGATCATGTAGAACCCGCCGTCGGCCATGGTGACGCTGTTGCAGGCTGCACTGACGTAGGTAGCCGCACTGGCGCACAGACCGTCGATCTGAGCGGTGATGTTTGCGCTGTGCTGTTTGATGGCGGTCGCAATGGCGCGGCCATCGAACACGTCACCGCCAGGGCTGTTGATGTGCAGCACGATGTTATCGGTTGTGATGTTGTTCAGCTCTTTGACGAAAGATGCCGCTTCCACGCCCCACCAGCCACCAATCGCGTCATACAGGTAGACGTGGGTAGTGTCGCTACCCTCCTCTGCATTAATGGTCAGATTTTGGCCGCGCTCTGCGTTGTTCTGCAGCAGGTTTAGCAGTCGTTTCATGTTCATTCTGAGTTGCCCTTAGTGTCTGGTGCTGGCGCGGGATCGGGGGATGTTTGGCCATCAGAATCACCGGTTGCGGGCTTGTAAAGCACATCGCCGCCATCGACCGGGGCCATGTCTTCCAACTCGCGCACTTCGTTGATTGTGAAGAAACCGGGCATCTGGTTGCCACCCAGCGCGGTCTTGTACGCTTCGTAGCGGGTTTTAATGTCGCCGCGAAGCAAGCCATCGATGTTGAATCGGAAGAAGTGACGATCGGATCGGATAATCTTGCGATTCACTTCCTGTTCGATTTTGGTCAACAGAACCCGGACGGTGTAAATCAGCAGGCCAAGGTTTTGTTGTTCGATGCCTGAACCCCAGGACGTGGTTTTTTCCACATGGCCAATCAGGTGTGGTGGCACGCCGAAGATTCGTGCGATGTCAGCCACCTGAAATGCGCGGGTTTGCAGCAGCTGTGCATCTTCCGCGCTCATTGTGATTTCTTTGAACTCGCCGCCTTGAGGGATGAATGCAGGCAGGTGGCGTTTTTCTGGG